CTCGGCGTCCTCGGCGTCCCACGCCTCGTTGCGGGACCGGATGCGCGCGAGGGCCTGCTCGGCCTCGGCCCGCGTCGCGTAGGGCCCCGCCCGGTCGACGGCCGGGGACTGCTTGCCCTCCTCGACCTCGTGCGTCGTGATGTTGAACCAGAACTCGGTAGTCATTCGTGCAGGGTACTGCTGAGCATTGGAAACCGCGTAAGTACGGACTTCTCGTCGTTGTGGGTACTCGTCACGACTAGGGGGATCGTGAGGTTCTTGCGGACTCTCTGCGGACTCCGCCGCGATCCTTCAGCGGTACCTGGGGTTTTCGACCGGCAGGCTGTCAAGCCACTTCTCGCCGTTCTTCCTCGTGATGATGGGCTTCCTACCCGCAGAAGTCGGGTATGAGACGAGTAAGTCGTTCTTGTCGATGGCTTTTCGGATGGTGTCGACGGAGAGGTCGACAGCTTTGGCGAAGTTGGGGATGGAGTAGGCGAGCTTGTCAGCGTCGAAGTCGGGCATCTTGCGAGCCAAACACGGGGCCGACGAAACCGCAACATCTCATATTTGGCGTGTCACGGCGCATATCTGGAGATACGTGCCCGGACAGCCCCAAGCAGGGGGCTATTAACTGAGGCCGCCAACGGGTACGTTCCCGACCATGAAGTCTGAGTATCGTCTTGGCTTGCTGCTTCTCGCAGCTTCCGCCCTGCTCGCCGCGATCATCATGAGCGTCGTCCACTACCAGCTCGTCAACCCGGGACTACTCGACGACATCCCGGACGCCGACGCGGTCATCAACTCCCACGCGCGCCTGACGCTCGCCTACGGGGTCGCGTTCGGGTCGTTCATCGCGTGGCTGCTGGTAGGTGCGATCACTGGCCGAGAGGCAGCGGCTCTGGTGGAAACGTCTGTCGCCCCTTAGCGTGCTGGCATGAGTACCCCACACCCTTGTGACGTTCGCGGCTGCGATAGCCCTGCCGCAGTTGTTTTCGATGCCGCCCAGGTCACTGGAGTTGCGGTCGAGTACGCGGTCTGCCCGTTCCACAACACCGCGTTACAGGAAGGTGAGACATTCGATGTATCGGAGGATATGAACGAGATGCTCATGGGTGCTGACGCCCCCCTCGACGTGATCAACTCGTTGATCAATACGAACGTCGCTGGTTCCACCGTGACTCTGATTCTTGGTCGAGATGGCGTCGAGCAGAAGCGCGTCACGTTCCGCATGTCTGCTACCGAGGCTCAGGAGCTGGCGACTGACATCAAGGACTGGGGCTGAAATGCAACGGGTCAGGGCCCGCTCCGCTGCTGCGGTGGCGGGCCCTGTTGGTTCCGAAGCCTAACTCGCGGCGTGTCGCGGCAACCGATCTGCGTCCGCTCGCAAGCGCACGATCGTGTCCTCGCTCATGGGCGGAGTCGTGTCGACAGGTGTGGCGTTGTTCGCGGGCAGCGCGGACAGGAGCGCCTGGATCTGGACCTGCTGCTGCTCGATGGTGTCGAGCATGCGGGTGCTGTTCCCGTTGACGTTCTTGGCGACGGTGTCGAGCTTCTCGCCCTGCTTGCCGAGGGCGTAGAACGTACCGGCCGCGGACGCTGCGAGGCCGAGGACGGTGACGATGAGACCGGTGAAGGTGGCGGTCGCGTCGGGCCGGTGAATGGCGAGCACGACGGCCCCGATAAGGCCGACCGCGGCGAGCGCGGCGAAGGTGACGAAGACGACGGTCTTGTTCATGGTGTCCTGTCTGATCAGAGTCCGAGCGAGCGGAGGGTCTTAGGGCCGATGATCCCGTCGGCTGCCAGGCCGGCGCGACGCTGATACTCCTTGACGGCGGCCTTCGTGGCGGGGCCGTTGATGCCGTCGACGGTGAGGCGGCCGGCGTAGAGCGGGTATCGGGTCTTGAGGGCCTGCTGTACGCGGCGGACGGTGTCGCTGATGGCGGGGGTCGCGGGGGTGCCGCCGCCGACGTAGTCGTAGTGCCAGCGCTCGCGGGGGGTGAATCCGTCGCCGGTGGCCTTAAAGCCGTACGTGGCCGTTGTAACGTTCAGCCACGACTTGTGCTCCGCCGTGAGGGGCACGCCTCCCGGGGACGCGAGGTCGACGCTGAGGCCCTTCTCGTGCAGGGAGGTGCCCGGGCGGGCGGCGAGGTTGAAGCTGGGGAGGCGGCGCTGCCAGCCGTCCCAGAGGCGCTGCTGCTCGGCGCGGGTGCGGTTGGCGGAGGTGACGGAGAGGTCGCGCCCGAAGCGGGAGCGGAAGGCGGCGTTCCAGCGGTTGAACGCGGCCGCGGCGTCGGAGCGCAGCTGCTTGCCGCCGGTGATCGTTGCGAGTGCCATGAGGTCTCCTAGCTGGTGGTGAGGGTGAGGTCCTTGGACCCGATGGTCATGTCGTCGGAGCCCATGTCGAAGGTCACGGAGTCGAGGTAGCCGACGGCGGTCTCGCCTTGACCGAGGTCGATGACGACGTCGTTGCCAGGGGTCGCGTGCAGTTGCATGGCTGCGGTCGCGTCGATGGCTCGACGTCGGCGGGTGAGGCGGGCGAGGAGGTACGCGGCGGGGGTGCCGCCCGGGAACGGGGTGTCGTCGTACTCGAGGACGTAGGGCTTGAGGTAGGTGCTGGGGCCGGCCTGGTCGACCCGCTCGCGCGCGTTCCCGTTGAAGTCGGTCCACCGGTAGCGGAGGATGACGGCGTCGGCGTAGAGAGGCACCCCGTCGGACTGGGTGGCCGTGAGGGATGCGAGGTCGGAGCCGTCGTAGAGGTCCTGACCCGCTCGAGCAGTGACCACGCCCGCTTGGTTGTAGCCGGCGGTGGTAAGCCGCCATCGGTCGAGCTCGTCGCACCAGAGGCGCAGGCCGACGCCCTGCAGGATCGGGTCGAGGAAGTCCTTGGCCGTGACGCCGGCCTTCCAGCGCAGCATGTCCGAGGGGCGGTCGATGGTGGGCTTGCGGGTCGACGAGCTGTTGCCGCGATCGCCGTCCCAGTCGTACGTGTAGCCGGTGACGCTGCCGGTGTCGCCGTCGAAGTAGGTCTCGATGCGGCCGAGGGTGTCGAGGCCGTTCCCCTCGACGCACATGATGTTGGAGAATCCGATGTACTGGCCGCCGCCGTTGTCGTAGCTGGTGCCGTTCCAGAGCTCGAGGTACTGCTTGGTCGCGCCGATGGGGACGGTGAAGGTGATGGAGAGCCGCTGCGTGCCGACAACGTTGGTCTTCTGCGGGGACCGCACGGCACGCCATGTCTGGGTGTCGTCGTCGTTGGTGAAGCGCACGGAGAGGGTGCGGGCGTAGTCGTCGCGGATGCTGCCGGCCTGGGCGCTGTTCTGGGTGACGTTGGCGCTGAACGTATACCGGCGTCCGCCCTGCAGCTTGACGGGGACCATGAGTCGGGTGGCGTTCCAGTTCGCGAACGCCGGGTGTCGGCGCGGGAAGACGAACAGAGCGCGGTTCCCGATCTGCACGTCGACGTAGCCGCCGGCCTGGCCGGGGCTGCTGAGGTACTGGCCGGAGGGGAACGGAGTTGTGCCGCCGACGATCCACCACTCGTTCGTGAGCTCGTCGTACGGGATGACCGGTGCGGTGTTGGTGTCGAGCGGTGCCGTGCTGCCGGGGACGGCGCGCCCGACAACGTACGTCACGAGGTTGCGGACGCTCGACTGCAGCGCCAGGGGGGTCGTGTCGACGCCGGAGAGCGGCGCGAACGCCTGCAGGTAGCGCTCCCTTGACTCGATGTTCAGGCTCACCGTGCCCTCGCGCGGGTTGCTCCGTCGGGCGGTGATGTAGCCGATGAAACGGCGCTGAGAGAACGGACCGTCCGAGTAGCCGTAGCTGATGCTCGAGGTGAGGTCAATCGTCACGCGCGGCTTGTTGGCCGGGTCGAGGGCGGCGAAGAGGGCGAGCGTCGCGGGGCGCTTGACGACGATCGTCGCCTGGTAGAACGGCGACCATCCCTCGTCGAGGGTGAGGCGGGCGTCCTGGACCTTGAGCTCCTGCAGGCCGGGAGACGCGACGGTGGCCCGGTAGGTGCGGGTGAATAGCGTCACGGGTTGACCTCCCGGTAGGCGACGTCGACCGTCCAGAGCTCGCGCTGCTCGTGCAGGGCGAGGCGCACGTCGCCGTCGATCGCGTAGTACATGGTCGCGATGCGCCGGTCGGGGTCCTCGAAGTAGAAGAGGGCAGCCTTCGCGTGCATAGCCACGGCGTCACGGGCCGAGTCCTCATCGGCGAAGAGGAGACGCAGGGTGCCCGTGCGGAGAGCTGCCGGGCGCAGAGTGACGTCCTGCCCGCCACCGAGGACGTCGTGGTAGATGTTCTGCGAGCGGCGGGAGGTCTCGTAGCCGAGCACGAGGACGGGCTCCGTCGTGTCCGGGGCGGTGACGGAGGAACCGTAGGTGTCGCCCGCGAAGTAGGTCTGTGCCTGGTCGGCGCGAGCGATGAGGGGTGAGTCCCAGCGGATGATATCGGCCGCGTTGTCGGACCCGTTGTAGAGGCGAATGATGAGCGCGCCGGTCCCGACCGTGAAGGTCACTGACAGGCGCTGGGCCGTGCCCGCCACGTTCGGGGCCTGCTCACTGAACACGTTGCCCTCGGCGGGGCCAAACACGGTGATGCCTCGCGCCTGGTTGCCGCGCAGGCTGCCTACCTGCGCGCGGGGGACCTGTATGTCTGCGCTGAGAGTGTAGGTCTGACCGACCACGAGGCCGGCCGTCTCGACGGACAGGAACGTGTCGTTGCTGGCGCGGTCCGTGCGCGGTGCCAGCTCGACGGATGCGCCCCCCGACGTGCTCCACGCCTGCGAAGCCGACTGTGTGGCGTTCGCGACCTGGCTCGTCAGGGCCTCGACGAGGGGCCGCGTGACATGGTTGCGGCCCACTTCGACGCCGTTGACCCGCTTAACAGACGGCGAGTTGTTGGCCTCGCCCGTCCACGCGTACGCGGTCGTCGTGGTGGACGAGAGGTTGCTGGTGATGGTGGCGCTCACGGGACTCCCATTCCCTGCCGGGCAGGTAGCTGGTTCTGGATGTTGTTCCGCACGCGCGCCTCGACGGACACGGAGTAGTTGCGGCTGTTCAGGGCGGTCTGGATCGCGCCCGGGTTCGTCTTGAGGTCGACATCGGTCGAGAAGTAGGAGGCGTCGAGGTCGCTCTGCAGCTTGCTTCCGAACGCGGTCGAGGACGTTGCGCCGAGCTTGTTCCAGACGTCGGCGGTGGCCTGCCGCTGATCGAGAGGAGCGTTGACGAAGTCCTGGATAAGTGGGGCGGCGGCGGGGCCGAGGGACTGAACGTAGGCGAGCGCGTCGGCCGAGAGTTGGCTCGACAGGGTCACCATGTTCTGCTGGTAGGCGGCGACCGCCTCGGCCTGAATGCGGGCCTGCTCGGTGTACTCCTGCAGAGCCTCGACGCTCCCGCCGACGTAGTCGTCGATGCCCGCGCCTGCGTCGGCGTAGGCGTCTTGGACCTGCTCGGAGTAGTCCTGCGAAGCCTCGGCCGCGCGGAGCATGGCGTCGGCGTTCGTGTCGGCGTAGTTGCGGGCCGAGTCGGCCGCGCGGTCCTGGGTGGTGACCTGCTCCTCGAGGGTGTCTCGGAGGTCGATCAGGGCGGCACGCTGGTTGTCGTGCGAGTCGCGCGCTCGAAGACCGGAGCCGGCGACGGCCTGCTGTGAGACGTCTTGGTTCTTGAGCGCCTCGATCTGCCGGTCGGTGGCGTCGATGAGCTCGTCGAGGGCGTCAGCGTCGCCGGCCTTCGCCTTCGCGAGCTTCTCGAAGGACACTCCGGCATCGTCGGCGGTCTTGCGGAGGTCGGCGAGGGTGGTCTCGCCGTCTTCGGTGGCGAGGGCCATATCGCGGATGTTGTCGGCGACCGTCGACATAGCGACGCCACCGATGCGCCCAGTGCTGATGTACTCGTCGGCGAGGGCGGCGACCTGCTCGCGGAGCTGCTCGGTGCGCTCTTCGTTCTTCTCGACCTGAGCGAAAACCAGGCCGAGGCCAGCGGCGGCGGCAAGTCCCGCAACGGCTCCCGCAGGGCCGAAGCCGGCGAAGGCGTTCGCGGCGACCTCCTGGAAGGCGTCACCGATCGAAGCCGCTGATCCGTCGAAGGATGCTGCCGCCTCGCGAGCGGTGCTGTTGGCCTCATCCTTGAACTCGCCGAGCCCTTCCCCTGCGTCGGCGGTCCCTTTCCGGACGCTGTCGCCAAGTGACTTGCCCGGGTCTTCTCGCTTGGCGGTGTCGGCGAGCTCCTTGAAGCTGCGCTCGGTCTTCTCGAGGGCGGTCTCGGCGTCCTTCGCGCCGTCCTTGACCCCGTCGGCGAGCTCGTCGCCTGCCTCGCGGCCCTCCCGCTCGGCGGCTCGGGACAGGTCCTTGAGGCTGTCTTCGGCGTCGTCGACAGCTCGCTCGACGTTACGTCCGCTGTCGCGGAAGCCGTCGCTCAGGGCGTCGCTGGCCTTGTCTGCGGAGCGGGCAGCGTCGAGGGCGAGGTGATCGAGGCTGTCCGAGACTCCGTCGAGTGCCTTCTCGACGTCCTTGGTACCCGCCTGGAACTGGTGCGTGTTCGCCAGGATGTCGATGTTGATGCCGGCCATCTACTTGCCCTCGATCCCCTCGTGGAAGGTGCGGACGACGGTCTGGACCCAGAGCGCGGCGAATCGCGGGATGAGCTCCTTGGCTGCCGGGAAGACGGCGTATCCGCCCTTGCGGACGGGGCGGAGCTGCGCGCGGGTGCGTCGGGTGACCTTGAACGTCTTGCCCTTCCGCGAGCGCGCGTCGTACGTGACCTTGACCTTGCGGTCGGCCCCGAACTCGGCTGCTGCGGCCTGGGTCTTCGGGTTGAGGCCGCCGGAGAGCTTGCGGCCGACGGTCGCAGACGAGAGCCGGACGTTCTGGTTCGACATCTTGACGCGGGCAGTGTCGGCAAGGACACGCTGCTCGAGGCGGGTGTCGGCGCGTTCGCGGACGGCCTTCTGCCACTCGGGAAGTAGCTTCTCGCGGGTCTGGGTGCGGACCTGCTTCTGGATCTCCTTCTCGGCTCGACGGAGGCCCAGCACTGCGGCCTGCAGCGCTGGGGCTCCGTTGATGTCGATGCCGAGAGCCACTGGTTAGGCGGTGGGGGCGGCGGTGGCGACGGGAGCGTCGCAGGGCAGGGTCACCGAGGTCGTCGCGAGGGCGTTCGTAGCGCCGCCGATCGCGCCGGGGACGATGGTCACGTTCGCCTTGAAGATGCGGCCGCTCTTGGCCTTCGGGGTGAACTCGATGGCAACGGTCTTGCCGACGTTGGCCAGGAGGTAGTTCGACAGCGAGCCGGCCGTGTCCCAGTCCTGCACGTAGTCGAGCTGGCACGCCCAGTCGGGGTCGCCGACGGCCGTGTAGTTCGCGTTCTTGCCGATGCCCTTGAATGTGTAGGTCGGGGTGGTGGGGGTGATCGTCACGCCGCTCAGTGCGGCCTCGAAGTTGTCAGCCGCGATCTTCGCGATGGAGTCCTTCATGACGAGCGGGACGGGGGTGATGACAGCCATGGTGGTCAGTCCTTCCAGGAAGCGTGCGTCGTGGTGTTGATGTCCCAGGCGAAGTAGTCGGAGACGGTCGTGGGGGTGGCGTTGCGAAAGAGGAGCCCGGGTGCCTTGGCCTGCAGAGTGAGGATGAGGGTGAGCACGTCATCGTCGAGGGCGGCCGTGGCCCGGTCGCTGTCGGTGAGCGGGGACGTGACGCTGATCGTGTAGTCGACCTCGACGACGCCCTGCGCGGCTGCGGACTGGCGGATCTCGGTGGCGTGCAGCATGACCACGGTCTTGTCGATACGCTCGAGCGTCTTCGAGTAGGGAACGATGACCCACTCGTGGGGCAGGTGTTCCTTGAGCTGCTCTGCGAGCTTGTCGCGGGCGGTGTCAGAAGCCAAAGGACGGCCGTCCCCTCTTGGGGCGAAGGACGGCCTTGACGACCCAGTCCAGGGGGAACGTGGGGATCGCCATGCCGTCGGGGCCGATGTTCCCGCCCGGGTCGCTCTTGATGGACTGCCAGAGGTTGCGAGCCTGCATGATCTGGCCCTGCCGGTAGTTCACCGGGGCGACGCCCTCGTAGGTGTGGGCGTACGCCTCGCACTGGATGCGGGCGACGGCTAGGAGGTCCTCGAGCTGGTCGTCGTTGATGTTGAGCGCGTCGACCCAGGCATCGCGCGCCGAGTCGACGGTGTGCCACCCGTCGGGGGTGAGGCCGAGCTCGTCGGGTGTGGCCATAACCTCACCCCCTTCTGTGTCGGGCGGTCTAGGCCGTGTACGGGGTGACGAGCTGCAGGGCGTCGGGCTTGTTGACCTGTACGCCCGCGTAGCCGAACAGGCCGTGGTCGATGCCGCCACGGGCGACGTCGAGGGCGTCGACACGGATGGGGGCCCCGGGGAGCTCGCGGACCGTGAGGGCCTTCTGAGCGCCCACGAGGACGTTGCCGGCGGCGAGGTCCGTCGAGGGGATCAGCGAGAAGCTGTCGAGCTGGCCCGACTCGCTGGTGAGGCCGAGCTGCGCGTTCAGGTAGCCGAGGACGTCCTTCGAGGGCGTCTTGGCGATCTGCTTCCAGTAGGAGAGCTCGACGACGGCGAACGTCGGGGTGGCGTTGGCCGCGATGATCGCGGCGGCACCGTCGACCAGGGCGCTCATGGCGGGCCCGATGGCGAGGCCGGCGGGGTTGTCGGCCTTCAGGGTGACGGCGTTGGTCTTCGCGGCGGCGATGACCTTGCCGTCGACCCAACGGGCGTAGTCCTCGGCACCGGCCTTGAAGTAGGCGTCGAAGAACGACGTGTCGCCGAAGACGCGGAGGTCCTGCAGCTCGCGGGCGATGTCGTGAGCCATGGCGTAGCGGCTCGCGGAGGCCTCGACGGCCTTGAACTTGACCGGACCCGACTTGACCTCGGTCTTGTTGCCCGCCCAGTCGCCGCCGGTGGGCTTGACGTCCCACTGGTAGCCAATGAACTTGAGGCTGTTGAGGTCGGCGTGCTCGAACAGGGGCACGTACTTCTGGGCGTAGTCGTTGCCGGCCCACACCTCACCGATCCACTGCGGCTGCTGCAGGCCGGTCGTGACGCCGCCGGTGCCGTCGTACTTGATGTCGGTGAGGGCGAAGAGCGCGTCGTGCTTGGCGTCGCGCTGCAGGGGGGCGAGCTGGTCGGCGGGGAGCCGGCCGGTGGTGCTCGCGTCGAGGAGCGCGAAGAACGCGTCCTTGCCGAGCTGCTTGGAGGTGCGGCCGGCCGCGCCGGCGAGCATGGTTGCGTTGCCCACGTCGGGCTCCTCGTCTGCCGGGGTCTCCGGCTCGGTGATGGTCTCGGTGGTGGTGATGGTCGTGGTGTCACCGTCGGTGACGGTGGTGGTGGTGATGTTGCGGAGCCACGTCTTGCCGTCGGCATCGGTGAACTCCTCGGAGCGCTTCTCCTCGGTCGTCGTCGCACCGTTGTCCTCGGTGTCGACCTCCTCGATGTCGCCGATCGCGAACAGGGCGGCGGAGGCGAACGCCCCCTCGGAGGCGAACGCGGCACCGGTCAGGCGCGCCTTGACGGCCTTGGCACCAGATCGGACCAGGTCCGCCACCTCGGCGCTGAGCTTGCGGTACTTACCGCTCTCGATCTGCTTGAGGAGGTCGTCGCCCTGCGGGGTGCGCGCGATGGTGAAGGTCGCCACGAGACCCTGCTCGGTGTCCTCGATGTCCGTCGCGCGGCCGACAGGGTCGTGGCGGTCGTGGTCCCGGTTCGCGCCGATGACGGAGAAGTCGCCGGGGACCTCGAGGGTGCCGCGATCGAACGAGATGGGCTCCGTCTTGGACATGCTGAGGCGGCTCTGCTCGCCCCAGGGCATCAGGAGGCCGCGCACGGTGCGCGCGGCCTGGTCGACGGCGAAGTCGCCGGTGGTCATGGTCGTCATGCTCAGTCCTCCGTGGGGATGCCCGTGGGCGTGGCGGCGGGCGCGATGAGGTCGCCGGTGTCGAAGCGGACGCGCTGCCCGCGGGGCACGATGTCGTCGTGCGAGAGGCGCTGCTCGATGGGGTTGGCCCACATCGGGGCACCGAAGGTCAGGTACTCGGAGCGCTCGCCCTCCTGCGTCTGGTACGTCAGGGATGACTCGGAGACGGCAGCGTCGAGGAGGGCCGCGTTGATGTTCACGAACGCGCCCACGTCGGTGCGGACGGCGTTCCGGCCGTTCTCGAAGAGGGCAGCCTCGGTCGCGCCGTGGTCGACAAGCTCGAAGCCGAAGGGCACGTAGCCGACCGCACCCTCAGGGTCGCGGACGGCCTTCTTCCACTTGTTGACGATGTCGCGGATCTCGTCGTCCTCGAGGTTCGACTCCTGGGTCTCGCGGAGCTCGAGGGCAGGGATGGGCTGCTTGACGCGGGCGGTCCATGCACGCTCGAGGTCGAGGCCACCGCGGATGGTGCCGTCGGCCTCGCTGAGGATGCCGCCGGTCGGGCCGGGGAAGTAGATGAACGACGTCTCCGCGGCCGGCTTGTCGTCGATGAGCATCTGGCCCTGGTCGATCTTCCAGCGGCTCGTGGGGACGTGCTCGACGCTGAGGGGGAAGGTGTCGGAGCCGCGGGTCACGGACCACACGGCGGCACCGACGAACATGAGGTCGTCGACGGTGCGGGCCATGCGGTGCCAGGGAGTGACCTCGCCGTCGGTGCGCGTGGCCCAAGCGGGCTGCTTCTCGATGAGGCCCTCGGCGTCGAGAACACGGAGGGGCAGGGGTGCGATGGTCGACACGAGGAGGTTGCGGGCCTTGGCCACGGCAGGGAGCTTGATGGCCGCGTCTCGCGTAAGCGGCATGGCGGGGAGCGCGCCGGGGAAGACGTCGGCAGCGACGATCTGCGCGACCTGACGATCAGTCCACGGGGAGGCGAGGTAGTCCGGGCGCGGGGTACGCCAGAGCTTGAACGCGGTCCCGATCCCCATGCACTCATCTTATGTTGTGTGGCGCAACATAAGCAATGCTGATGCGCGTGTCGTCAGTCTTCGTCCGCCATGATCGAGCCACGATTGCCGCGCCGCCGCTGCGTGTCGAGGTACCGAAGGGCAAGCGCACCGGCCTCGAGTGGCGTGATGTCCTCCTCGTCCGCGTTCCGACCGAGCCCCCAGCCGTTGCCGATCTTGCGCTTCACGACAGGCGGGCGGCCTCGTTCATCTCGTCCTGGTCGTAGTGACGTAGGCGGCCCTCCTCGACCTCCTTGACCAGGAGCGCCGCCGCCGTCTTGACGTCCGCCATCGTCTGCGGTGCGAACCTTGGCCGGGGACGCGCACGCTGCAGCACCTCGACCTGCACGTTCGTCGGGCCGCCGTACGTGTCGTGCACGAGGGCGACCTTCCGGCGTCGGGCGACACCAAGCGCCGCCGTCGCGAACCATGCCGTCCCCGGCTGGTGGTTGAGCAAACCGATGTGGGCGTTCCCGTCGTCGTCACGCCACGCCGCGACGAGCGACGCCGACAGCCCAGACGGGTGCACCTGGAACGCGACCGCGAAATGCTCGGGCGGCTCGGGCAGCGCTCCGCGGAGCGCCGACGAAGCCCAGCGCGCCGGGTTCAGGAAACGGCCGCCACCGCCGGCGGGCCAGACGCCGAGGTACTCGCGGAGGAACTGAGCGAGGGGCAGCTTCTCGAAGTTGCGGCGGATGGCGTCGAGGGTCGTCAGGTTGCCGATACCGGGGTGTGCTCGCATCCACGTCGCCTCGTCCGCAGCGTCCTCCTCGGACACCATGTCGCCCGCCCCGTACTCCACGATGCCGGTCGATGCGCGATCGTTGCGGCCGTCCTCGAGGGTGTCCCAGAGGAGCCCAGACCGGTGAGGCCCTGTCGTGCCGGCGACAACGAGCTGCGCGCCCGGACGCGTGTCGAAGGTGGGGAGGATCGCGCCGAGGAGGTCCTCGGATGCCTCGACGCCATGCACCTGTGCCTCGTCGAGGATGACCATGTCGTAGGCATCACCACGGAACGAGTCGGGCAGCGGCGGGAGCACGGCGAAGCGGCTGCCGTTGTCGAAGGTGATCTGCTCGCCGCCTCGCGAGCGGTTGATCTTGAACGGCCGCGAGCTCTCGTCGGGCCACTGGCGCTCGAGGGGGCGGACGACGTCGAGCATGAAGCGGTCGCGACCCTTGGTGCCCGACTGCGCGGCGTACGCGACCTCGTACCCGGGGCGCTCGAAGCATCGGCCGAGGGCAGTGGCGAAGATCGACGTTGTCTTGGACGCACGACGGACGACGCAGACGCCGACGACCGTGTAGAGCGCCTGGCCCTTGTCGTTCGTGGCGTTCAGAGCGTCGCCGATGACGTACGTCTGTGGGGGGATCGGCTTCTTCGGGGTGTCGAGGCCCAGCGCACGCGCCCCCACGAGGAACTCCTCACGGAAAGCGTGGGATCCAGCCGGAGACGATCGGTGCAGAGGCGGGATGCCGCTGTCCCGGTACTCGGCGGGCCCGATGCCGCCCGATTCGGGGAGGAAAGCTGCTGCTGCCGGTACGGGGGTTCCGACGGTCTCGTCAAAAGACCTCTCGTCCCGGGCTGGTGAAGGTCGTGGCGTCGTCAGGGTCGCGAGGGTGCTCTCGGGCGTAGTGGTCACGGTCTCGTCTCCTGTTGGTGCGGTCGTCTGCCTCGATGTGCTCGAGTTCGGCGTCACAGATAAGGCAGAGCCCATGTGCTTTCTTGCTTTCGGTCGCCGGGATGTGGGCAATGAAGTTGATCATTCAGCTAGTCTACACCACTGAAATATTGTACTCCACTATTACCAGTCGAGGAGCCGGCGGGCTGCCTTTTTGGTGCTGTTGGTCTTCGCTGCCCCCATGCGTCCACCGGCGGACTGGTTGCAGCTCCTGCCGCCGGGTCCGCTCTTGTTGCTGTGTGAGGGGCCGAGGTTGCTGGCAACATTGCCGGGGCTGCTGGGGTGGTGGACCGGGATGATGTGGCCGACCTGCCAAGTGGTGCCCGGCATGACGGGGTGGCCACAGTCGACGCAGGGTGCCGGGAGGGTGGCAGCGATCCGCGGCTTCCACTTCCGCAGGTCGCTACTGGTCCACCCTCCCGACCGGTGATGCTGACTCATGCGGACAGCTCCCCCACCGTCCCGGGCTCCACGACATCCCAGTCCTCTGTTGGAGTGAGTGCGAGTCCGATGCGCTTGGGAGTAGTGGCTTGTTCCCGGCCCGTCCCGTCCCGTCCCGTCCCGACGTCACGCCCTACGTCACGCGTGACAATCCCCGTGACACAGTTGGACTCGGGCTTACAGAGCGAGTGGTCGCCCACCTTGTGCGCCCGGTTGCGGCGCTGCCTGAGCTTGTCCTGCTCGGCCTTCTCGCGGATGTGCGGCGGAGGGACGTGGTCATCGATGCGGACGACTTTGTACCGGTCCTTGTCGAGCACCTCGAGCAGGCCGAGCTCGTTGAGGTTGGCGATGGCCGAAGCGGTGTCGGGGTGATCCGAGCAGCGGCGTGCGTCGACTCCTCGGATCACCCCGTCGAGCTTGTCGGTGCGGGAGCAGTGCTGGATGAGCGCGAGGTAGTGCCACCGGTCCTCGAAGGACAGATCGGCCAGGGTGGCTTGGTCGGTCCACCCGTCGTCCAGGCGCGTCCAGGTCACTCGGTGTCGCCTCCCCCGAAGTCGAGCTCGTCGCTGCCGCCGACGCGGTCCGCCCTCGTGTCATGGATGAACTCGCGGGCCGTGGTCACCTCTTCCTCGCGCTCGTCGCCCGAGAGCATGACCTTGCGCTCGTAGGGGTACGGCTGTCCGAAGTCGATGACGTTGTGGGCGTGGGCGAGGAGCTCGAAGATTTCTTCGGCGGCCCCTTCCCAGTCGATCGCGTTGTTCGGCCCGCCTGGACGGGGCCCCTCCTCTGCCTCGTGGAGGATGGCGAGCACGTCGATCAGCACGCCCCAGCTTCCGTCGTCGATGTAGTGCGACTCTTCAGCGAGGTTGTCGTGCTCGCGCTTGATGACGCTGGCGAGGATCTCGTACTTGCTCGGCATGGTCAGATGCCCTTTCCGTTGAGGAGGCCGGCGCGGACGGATGCGTGGAGCATGGCGGTTGCGCAGGCGAGGGAGTCATCGGGGGTCATGTCGTCCTCGGACTGGGCGCAGATGCTCCACTCGGGCTCGCTGTCCAGGCGCTCAGCGGCGACGATCCACCACACCTCACCGTTGAGGGTGAGCTTGTCGCTCTGCTCGAGGAATGCGATGTGGAAGTACCCGTCGCCGGCCACGAGAGTGTGCTCTCTCTTGAGGCACCCGACGTCGGTGCAGGCGATGGTGATGGTGCCGTCCTCCGAAAAGGGGGCTACCTGGGTGTCGGTGGTGTCTGCGATGGTGGGGCTAGCGTTGAACATGATCGGTTCCTTCTCTGGGTTCTGGATCGTCTGGCCCTCGTCGAGTTGCACCTCGGCGGGGGCTTTCTTGGTGGTCTGATCTGCTGGGGAGGTTCGCCGGGTGAAGCCCTTGCTCACGCGCTAATTCCGTCGAACTGCTCGTCGATCCACCGAGCCACTGCCCTGGCGTCGAACAGGATGCGGCCGCCGATTTTGGCGTGCGGGGGTGCCTTGCGTTCGTGGATCAGCCATCTGAGCTGAGAGTCCGTTTTCCGAAGCGCCTGAGCTGTCTCGGTCAGGGTCATGAGCTGGCGGATCTGGGTTGGAGCAACGGTGTTTGATCGATTCACTTCATCTCCTGTGTCGTGTACGCGCAATAATTGATGAAGCTGCGCCCTTGAGACCCAAGATACTCCTTTGGGTAGCAACGGCGCAAGGTGTCCGTTATTGTGTGCTGGTGGCACAAGAAGAATCGAGCACACCTAGAGTCGAGACCATTGGTCAGCGCCTGTCTAAGTGGCGCAGAGAGGAAGGCTGGAGCGCTCAAAAGCTCGCTGACGAATCGGGGCTGACCCGTTCGGTCATCACGAACATAGAAAATGGTCGGCGAGAGGACATGAGCGTGTCGGAGCTCCTCGCGCTCAGCGAGGCATTGCGCCTGCCGCCCGCCGCGCTCCTGTTCGACATCACGCGACCCTTCGGACTCTCGGGCTCGACTGACGACGAGGACCGCACACCTCGCGGGAATGCTTCCCGCGTCGAGCAACGACAACCGGCGCTTTTTCCCCGGAACATCGACCTCATCGACTGGCTTAACGCGACGGAGACCACCGTCGAGGCTGACCCGGAGTTGGCCCACTTCGAACAGCGACTCGAGGAACTCGACGGCGTGGTTGTTTATCCACTTGGAATGACCATTCAAGCGACGTACGGAAGAGCGGGTCGTAAAGCTAGGGCCATCCTCACCGCTTCACGCGGTGCCGAACGGGCACTCGTTCGCTACGAGAAGGCGAGGCGGGACCTGTTGTTGTTCGTGCGGAACCTCTGGAACTTCCAAGAGGAGCGAGACAAATCTGACCAAGTTGATGCGGCTATGACCGCCGGGCGCATCAGCGGGACGGCGATCGGATCAGCGCTGCTCGGCGAAGTCACCGAAGAAGAACGGAGTGCAGTCGATCAAGTGATGAGAGACTTCGACGCCGCGGCGGCCAATCTCCGCGACTCGCAGAGCCAGGTGAGGATGGCGGGAGGCGACCCGGAGGTCGCGCCCTTCGCGATGAGCCTTCGAGGTGTCATGGGCATTGTGCAGAACATGCCCCACGAGCCCATAGCCGTGACCGTAAAGCGAGGCCGCTTGGCAGACGGAGTGGTGGACAGCCCGTTGCGCTCCTACCGGACAGACGAATACGAGAGTCTGCGAGCTCGTTTCGACCTACCTCCCACCCAAGAGAACGACGAGGGCCATGGCGAGCATCCAGAAACGCCCTAACGGCTCGTGGCGCGCCCGCTACCGGGACGGCGAGGGCAAGGAGCACGCCCGCCACTTCCCGCGGAAGGTAGACGCCCAGCGCTACCTCGATGGGGTCACTGCCTCAGTTCGCACGGGCACGTACGTGGACCCCAGGGACGCGCAAACGACACTGGCGACGTTCTACGCCGAGTGGTCTGTCCGGCAGGTGTGGGCCCCGTCTACGGCGCGGATCGTCGATGTCTCCGTCCGCGACTGCACCTTCGCCGACATCGAACTCGGGAAGCTGCGGCGCTCACACGTCGAAGCGTGGGTCAAGGACATGTCCGGCCGCCTTGCACCCTCGACGGTCCGCACGCGGGTAGCCAACGTGCGCACTGTCCTGCGAGCTGCGGTCCGCGATCGTCTGTTGCCGAGCGACCCGTCCGAAGGCGTGGTGCTCCCCCGAATCCAGCGCGCCGAGCACGCTATGCAGATCCCGACGCCGGAGCAGGTCGGGCTGCTGCTCGACGCTGCCGAGCCGTGGTTCCGCCCCGTCATCTCCTTGTGTGCGTTTGCGGGTCTGCGCATCGGTGAGGCGTCGGCCGTGCAGCTTGGCGACGTTGCGTTCCTGCAGCGCGAGCTTCACGTGCAGCGGCAGGTGCAGTACGCCGGCGGGCTGCCTGCGTTCACGCCTCCGAAGGCTGGGTCGGAGCGGAGGGTCGCACTGCCGGATCGACTGCTGTTGATGCTCAGTCAGCATGTCGACGGTGTCGGAGTGAGCGGCGACGAGCAATGGTTGTTCATTGGTCCCCCGCGGCCGGGCATCATCCGTAACGCGTGGGTGCGTGCCCTGAAGGCTGCCGAGGTCCCGCACATGCGCGTCCACGACCTGAGGCACTTCTACGCGTCCGGGCTGATCGCGGCGGGCTGCGACGTCGTGACGGTCCAGCGCGCCCTTGGTCACGCGTCTGCGACGACGACCCTGTCGAAGTACGCGCACATCTGGCCCAAGGCGGACGAGCGGACCAGGGACGCCGTGGCGGGGCTCATGGCGTCGGCGCTCGACGCTCCTGCGGACTCCTCGCGGACTGCGCGGGGATAAATCGTTATTCTGGCCCGATTCTTCAGGGGTTCCCCGAGTTGAACCAGAACTCGTCAGCCATGCGGGCAGGCTACTGCGGGCGAGCGGCCGCCGCGCGGCTCCCCTAGGCTGGTCGGCATGCCCAGGGACGAACACGGCCACCTCACCCCTGGCCGGACCAGCC